TCTCGTACAGCTTTAACATTTTGAATAGCATCATCAGCGAAATAAAAATCATTATAACCTTCAGATAGTCTTTCAGCAACCCAATCAGCTTTTGCTTCAGCTGTACCATTTTCTAAACCAGTTATATTATTTAGTGATATATTTAATCCTAATCCTTTAGCAAATTTTTGTATAGCCACTGCTGATTCTTGTGGTCTAGCTGTTACTATAAATATATCTTTACTACCAAATTTCTTTTGTCTTTTTAAAGCTAAATCAAACAAAGGACCTTTTCTACCTTTTTTTACTTGAGTAAATTCTGAAAAATCAAATATCGCACCCATTCTTTCTAATTCACCAGATCGTTTAGCAAACTCAGCAGGTGTTAATCTACCTGTATCTGGTATTCCTCCCCATCCTACTACAGCGGGGTTAAATCCACCATCAGGTAATCTTCTAGGTATTTTATATGTAACTCTAGAATCAGATATAGCCACTGTATCATCAAAATCTAATATAGTTATACCTTTGCTTGGTTCACCAACTGCTTTATTAATTTTATCAAAAATAACAGCTTTATCAAATAAATCCTCATATTTAGTTTCGTCAATTATCTGTTTAGTTCTATATGTTAAAAATTTATCACCATTCCAATCGTATATATTATTTACATCTTTACTAGGTAGTGCGTTAATTCTATCAATATCAAGATCTGGATTTGATTTACCTAATGCGTTATCTAAAGGTTTAACTATATTATAAAATGTACTTAATTGTGTAAATCCAATTAGTTGTTTTCTCAATTCATTTTTAATATTTATTCTTTTCGAACTAAATATAATTTGAGCAAGTCTAGATGTCATTGCTACATTGGCTAATAAATGTTCACCATATACTTTAGTTTCTTTGTCATTTAGTTGAGTTTTAGTTCTTTTTAAACCATCAAGTGTTAATAAATCCCATGTACTTAAACCTCTAATACCATTTACTAAATTAGTTGATGCTTGTAATAAATGAAGAATAGTCATCTTCATTGTTGGACTTTTACTATTTCTAGCTATTTTTCTGAATTCTTGAACAATGTATGTAAGCGCTATTTGATTTGCATTATTTATTACTGCTATATCATCTTTGTATTTTTCTGCTTTTTTCAATTGATTATCAATACCACTTACGCTAAATATATCTTGTAGTATCGTATTCATTTTACCTGTTTTTGAATTCAATAATGTTATATGTTGTAATATAGCTTGTACATGGTTTGGTATTTTGCTATCCTTATTTTCAAGTATTATTTGTTTTATTTTTTGATGGCTTTCGGTATATGATGCTGTAATGTAATTACCATCTTCATCTATTTGATATACAGTAAGATCTTTACCTTTTTTACCATGTTTCTCAAAATACTCATCTTGAGCTTTTTTAGTTGCTTTTTTATCAACTTTTCTTGTAGCAGGATCTAAATAATCTTGCTGATAACCTAATATCTGAACGTCTCTAAATTTATTACCTTTATTATACATAATATATAATATCGGTGCTAATGCTTTTGCTATTGCTTTATTATCAAAAGCAACGCGATCTCTTGCGGTAGTTGTTAATCCTTTATTTGTCTTTGTACCTAAATTTGTTTGTTCTTTAAATTCAGATAATAATTGTTGATCAAAACCTAAACCTTCTTCTGCTAAAGCTCGTGTGGTTAATAATTGTATAAAGAATCGATTTTGTTTTAACCCATGTTTGGAAACGTCTTTTGCAATAGCAGCAATCCACGTAGGATATTGTGCCATTTCTTCAGGATGACGCCATTCATTTTCTTCTGTAATGACAAGCTTTACATCACTATTATATTTTTCTTCTATTATATTAACAACTTCTAATACTTGACTAATAAATGTATCACCTGCAATTCCTTCAGGAATTAAATCTATAATATCTATATCTATAGTCCTATTATTTTTTATGAATTGGCCTTGGTCAAGTTGTAGTTCTATTTCAGAAGTAAAATTCTCTTGTAATAAAACATCTTTTGATTCATTATTACGTTTAAAAGCATCTAGTATTGATCCTTTACCCATTCTAGCTTGTTCTCTAAATAAATCAAAACCTACTTTATAAGCAATTTGTTGGGATATGCTTTCTTTTTTCATACCTAAAGCTTTACCATTTTTTATAAAAATGTTTTCCCAAGCTTTATCATCAATTTCAAAATCAGGTTTTTTACGTATTATTTGGTGTCTAGCAGTTCTACCATGAACAGCTGCTATTTCTTTATCTATTACAGCTCCTTTTTTACCCCAAACAGTATAATCAACCCAATTAGGTGTGAATCCAACTAATTTATTTTTACCAGTTTTGTCATCTATTTCAAATACTTTTACTCCACCAACTGATTTTTGAACAGATTCTGGTAAGAATCTAGATAAAAATGTATCTGTAGCGTTATCAAGAATTTGTGTTTTATAGGTTTTTAGAAACTTTGCATAACTCTTATCAGACATTCTACCCAAAGCTTCTCTTACAACTAAATCAGCTTGACCCATAAGTCGTTTTTTCAACTGTCTTGCAAAAGGTAATATTTTTTGATTTTTACTAATAGCTTCATATATCGTTTTATTGATCGTTGCTACTTCTCTAGCGGTAATATCTATTATACTCTGTATAACTTCGGGGGCAAATATATCACTAGTTATTTTACCTTTTTCATCAACATTAACATATGAATTATCACTTGCACTTAGTTCATCAAGACTAAATGTACTATTATCATCAGCTATCATATTGCCAATCTTAGGATCGTTTATATCTACTTCAAACTTAGGTTTTATAGCAACACCTTTTTTCTTTCCTGTTCCAAATATAACATTTAAACCTTTAAATTTTTTTGATCCCATTAACCAACCAAAGAAACTCTTATTATATTGATCAAAGTTTATAGCATGTGGTAATAATTCTATATACATAGATTGTTTAAAATCTCTAAAAGCATCACTATCTATTCCAGGTAATACCACTCCTTCTTTTTGTGTTGTCCTAATAAATTCTGTTCTAATAGCATTATCTAATAAACCTTCGTCAAAAGCTTTAGTAAAAGCAACTTCATTTTTAATGTCATCTACACCTTGAGTTTCACCTGGAGTTTCTTCAAATATTTTATCTACGGCTTCTTTATTAATGGTTTTACTTAATTTTTCAAGTCCTTCTTCTTCTTCTTCTGTTGCTGTTTTTATACCTTGTTGATTGCTTATGCTTCTTTGAAAATCAGATATAAATTTAAATACAGATTGATCTGAATCTAATTCCATCATCCATGTTAAATCACCCATTACATTATTTACAAGTCCTCTAACAAAATCCCCAATACTTTTATTTTCTACAACATCATTTATATCTATAAAACCTAAAGCAATAGCATTATTTATTTGTGCTAATATTTCTTCATAATTAGTATCTTTACCTTTTTGACGGTAACCATATTGTTCAAATTTTAAAATTAATGCGTTTAATGTTTTTTTGTTTTTAACACCTTTTAATTTTTGTCTTAATGTTTTTATAGCATCTCTTACAGCTTGTTTACCTTTTTTATCTAACTCACCATTTTTATCAACTATATTTGCGGCTTTATTTCTTAAGTGAAATAATTCTTCTAATGGAGTAGCTGCAGCATATAGTGCAAGTTCTCCAAAAATTTTCGATTTATTAATTAGATCAACCATAATATTCTTATTGTTAACTAATATATCATTTTTACCGTTAATATCAAAAATAGTACCGTTACCTCTAGGTTTCCATTGTTGCTTACCATCTTTATCTAATGTGGTTGGTGTAAACATTCTATTTTTAGCAATTATTATTTCTGCATCACTATAACCCGCTTCTTTTAATTGTTTTTCTAAATCTTCTACGCTTTCTATATTATAATAATTTCCATCATGTGTTGCTAGTACAACATCTTCAAAAAATTGATTAAGTCCAGCATAATATAAAAGCTCTGGGGTTTTGTATTTTTTAATAGCATCTTCATCAATTACTTTACCAAACACTCCTTTTAACTCTTTTATTTCTTGCTCAACTTTTTTCTCTAATTCTTTAGCTCTAGTTTCTAATATTGCATCTTTTTCATTTGTTATTTCATCATAACTTTCTCTTAGTTTTTTTAGTTTTTCTTCACCTGTAGTTTTAATATTACCACTGTTACCTAAAGCAAGGGATTGATCACCAATATGTTTTAATTGCATGTTCATATCAGAAACTTGCATAATTTCCTCATACGTTAATCCATACAATTTATTAAGAGACTTTGCGTCATCAAGTGCTAATGCTTTAGTAATTTCTCTTCTTTCCTTAATAGCTTCTTTTCTAGCTTCACCAATTAAACTAGGCATTTCTAAATTTATTATATCTAACTTTCTAGCATTTTCTGAATTTGTTAGGAATTCTTTTCTTATTCTAAAATCATTAATAAGTGTATTTCTTATAGTTCCACCAATCTTTGGAGCACCTATACCAAGAATTGTTACAGATGTATTAGCGAAGAAATCTCTATCAATACCTGTTACCATACTCTTATTTCTATCTTTCAAAACTGTTATATCAAAGAAATTATGAGTTAACTCTGTACCAAGTTCCTCAAGATTTTCTATAGCTAAACCTGTTGTAAACACAGGGAATGCTCCTTTTGCAGAATTAACAACAAGTCCCACGGTAAAATTTGGTAAATTTCTATATGCTGTTCCTTTTAACTCATTAACCCCAACTCTATACATCATATCACCAGTTTCTTGCACCCATCTTAATGATCCAAATCTTTCAAATACAGCAGCAGAACCACCATAAGCATATGATGTAAATGCTTTTTGTGCAAAAGTATAATTACGCATTCTTTCTAAATCTATTATTTCTTCATTTATAATCCTTCTTTCTAAATCAGGTGTTAAAGGATCATCTCTTTTAGCATATTTAATATCTAAAGCTTCTAATGAAAACGCTTGATTTAACTCTAAATCTATAGCTTTACCACCAGTTTCTGCACCAAAAAACATTCCTACGGTTGTATTCATTGTATTTCTCTTTGTAATAGCAGCTTGTCGTAAAAGTTTTTTCTTAGCATTCTTTGTAATACCTTTTTTAGCAGCAAGTTTAACAAGTTGAGCAGCCCTCATACCACCTACACCTGGAATAACACCTGTTACAATAGACGGCATATTGTTTGCTATAGCTTCTCCGAACCAATTCCAAAAACCTATTTTACCACCCTCATTTTCAAACATGTCTATATCGGCAAGTTTCAAATCCACAGGAATTTCATCCTCTCTAACTTGATCTAATCTTTTATTATAATTTACTGAATATTCCCATATATCTTTACTAGCTGCATCTAAAATAATTTTACCACCATCACCCATCATAGCTAATTGAATACCTCTTGGACTTAATCTCATTGCTGTATCTGCTATTAAAGCGCTACCACCTAATAATAATTCCCCAACAAAGAATTTTTCTAAAGAATGACCAGCTCTTTTACTCCAACTGTAATCTTTTCTTATAGCATCTTGTAGTATTTTTGCATCAGTAATTTCTCCTTTTTTATTATTAAATTGTTCTGCAAAAACATTATAATGTTGTTGATTTAATATAAAAGCTTCGTATAGTTCATGTATACCAGAATCTTGTATTTCATTAACTATATTAATTTGTTCGTTAACTAATTTATTATATTTTATATTTTGTTCTTCAGTTGTTATATCACCTATAGCTTCAGCTTTTTTATTAATTTCTTCAAGACGCTTTTTATAGTCAAGTATACCTTTATCTTGTAGATCTTGCCATTGGTTTAAAATAAGTTCATTTTGTGATTTTAACCAGCCGCGTGGGCTGTCTGGGGAGTCGCTGATAAACTTCTTTGCGTCTTCAGCGGTTGCAAATCCTATGTTATCAAACATATTCATTTGCTTTTGAATTTTCTCTGGAACATCTCTAAGATAGAGTTCCGCTTTTTTTCTAGCTAATATATTTTTATTATCCTTTTCAATGTATGCTAATCTATTTTGGTCATATTCTGTTACTGGATCTATAATACCACCTTTTTTATAATTTGAATATTCTTGGTATTTTTCATCATCATTAAAATAATTTTCTATAAAATTATCATATTCTTTATCTGAACCAAATTTATTAAATAAATTATCTCTTAAATCTTGAGTTTTTCTTTTAGCAATAGTAGTCGGCAATATTCCAGGAGTTGGTTTTTTAAGTTTTTCTTCTTTTAAAATTCGATTATATTCCTTCGTAATATATGCTCGTCTTTCACTTAGTAATTTATTATCTTTGAGTTTATTTAATTTTGTATCTCTTGGTAACCATCCAACCTTAGCATCAAACATAAAATATCTATTAGCATCTGATTTGTCTAATTTTGTTTGTTCATCTTCACTTATTGCAAATGTAAATTCTTGTAACTTTAATTCTTCTGACTTAGCATCTTCATTTAACTGTTCTTGAATTTTAGTTATATACTCTCTTTTATGTTTTATTATATCACTAATGGTGATAGTTGATAAACCATATTTTTCTTTTCTCCATTTATTAAATTGTTGACGCTCATGTGCATATAAACTTTCTCTAAAATACTTAGTAACTTCATCATCACTTAATGCTTCTCCGTTTTCACCTTCTTTAGCGCCATGAACTTCATCATCAAACGTAATATCAGCCTTAGATACAAGTGGATTTACCTCTTGTTCTACTTCTTCTTCTTCTACATTTACAGTTTCTTCTTGATTAGTCGTATCAGGATTTTCAACATCCCATGTTGCCATGAATTCTAGTATCTCTTCTTCACTAAAACCTTGCTCGACTAAACTTTGAAGATATTTCAATCTTGCTTCGTTCATAGGTTAAAATTAATTATTTTTTCTTTTTTGCTGCTAAATCCTTATATCTTTTATTTAGCACAAGTAGTTTAGTTAAGTAAGCGCTTTCTTTCGCTGTAAGTACTTTACTTTTTGATATATTCTCTAATCTATTCTTAACTTGCTCTGTATAATAAGGACTAGAATTTATAATATTCTGCCAGCTTTCATGGTTAGTACCTACATCTTCACCTTTAACCTTTTTATGCATATCATTCGCAATAATACTTTCTATATTACCATCATTTAATATGAAATTAGTTCTAGCTATTGACCATCCACCACCTTCATCTAAGTAATCATCTTTTCTAGCATCAGATTGAATACCTAAAGCATCATATAGTTCTTTTACATCATTAGGTTTTGTTAAATCAAAAGTTGGCATATCAAAAGCTTCATCTTGATCAGCTAACGTAGCTTGTCTCTTTTTACCTGTTGCTTTACCATCCTTATCAAGAATATCAACCATAACAGGTACTTGTGTTATAGTACCGTCACTATCTGTAACTTCTTCATAGATTTTACCACCTTTTATAATACCAGTTCCTCTATAACTTAATGTTAATAAAACCTCTCCATTGTCACCTTGCTTAATATTATATTGTTCTATAAACTTAATACCATCACTAGTTTGAATCCTTTTACCAACTAAACCACCTTCGTTACTAGTTACACCTATTATTTCACCAGTTTTAGTATCAGTTGCGCTTAATTGAGCAATTGTAGGAATACCACCAAACTGTTCACTTACTTGACTAATAACAGTCTTAGGATACTTACTTGGAGGATCTTCTTTGGTCTCTTTTATTGGTTCTTTTACCTCTTGTTGTCTAGGTGTCATTGCTCCATTACTAATAACTTGGGTAAGATAATCTTCAACCATTTTAGCGTGTATTGTTGGATCATATTTTACTTTATATCTACCACTTGTTTTACTATTTTCCCAATCAAAAGTTCCATCTTCATTAATCTTTGCTAATTTGCCATCTTTACCCACTGGTAACATATTAGAATATATCCAAGCCCCACCGAATTGACCTATAATACCTTGAGCTTTTTTTCTAGCTCCTTCTGCTTTAAATATATCTTGCTGTGGTATAGATATACCTTCAGGATGTCCTTCTCTATTTTTCCATGCTTTTATTTCAGCTGTTAATTCTTTACTAGAAGCCGTAATATCTGTAGTAATTGTATCTTTCTTATCTACATTATCTTTAAACATACCAGAAGCAGCATGTAATTGACCTAAAGTAACATAGTGTTTTTTATTGTCTTGATCTCTATACCATATTCTTGGCACCTCAGTTTGATTTTTATAAGATCTTTTAGCTTGACGTTTTGCTTTACCACCTTTCTTACCCATGATCTCATCCCATGTTTCATTATAACCACCTTCAAAATCAAAACCCCATGGTAAATCACCTATTGGTTTTCCATCATCATCAAGTTCTATTTCTATACCTAAAGATGATAAAAACGCAGCAACATCGCTATTGTCAATTAATGCGTTATAATCTATATTATCTTCATTTAATGTTTGTTCAGTACCAAATTCTGTAATTAGTTTTTTAATTTGTTGTTTATATGCACCAAGTGATTCTATTTGTTTATTTAATTTCTTTTTTTCGTGTCGTGTCATATCAACGTAATCTTTCGGTTGACCTGCTCTCTCATGTTTTGTTACTCCATCCTCCATAAACTCAGGGTACGTAGCACGCGCTTCACTAATTGTTGTAGGTATAACTTCATTTTGACCTTTTGCTACATTATTAAAGTATTCATCCATGAATTTCACTTTCAAACTTTTTTCCGCTTCAATCATTTTAGCCATTCGGCCAATAGGTATTGAAGCATCTCTCCAAGATTTTTGTATAGCGTTACTTATATGTGCCCAATTAGGTTCTGTTGGAACGTCACCTCTTCTATAAGGTCCCATGGGCATATCTGGTGATGGTCTAACATGTGGTCTCCATTGTTCTACTTGTATAGCCATAATTATATTCTTTTAAATTCTACGTCTAATTCTGAATAATTTACTATATCATAACCATTAATACGTATAATGGCATGTTGCGGTATTTCATCAGACATAACGCCTTGGAATATTCCTTTACCAAATATTTTATTAATATATTTAAACGCATATATTTTTAATCCACTTGGTGAATATCCTATTAGTTTTATATTTTTCTTTAATCTTCGATCACTTGCACCATAAGTTTGAGCCGCAGATCCAATTGCTTGTGGTATTGCTTGTCCCCAAATTTGTAAAGACTGTCCATGTAGTTGGTTTGCTGCTGACCTATGTCCAACTTCTAATCCTGCTAATCTATCTAACTGTTGCATTTCTCGTTTTTCTCGAGTATTAAATGTCCAAGCTCTACCTTCTGTTGTCATTGCTTGCATTCTTCTAGATTCACCTATTCTTAATCCCATAGCATCTTGTTCTCCTTGCGCTTTTAATTGTGCATTCTTAGCTTCTTGTTGTTCTATACCAGCAGAAATACCTCTTTTAGCACCTAATACACCTTGAGCTAAAGCTGTAGCTCCACCACCACCCATACCAAACGCTTTCATTTGATCTAATGTATTAGCTAATGATATATCAACTTGTTCCGCCTCAAATTGAGCTGCTTCTGTAGCAACTTGTAAACTAGCGAATGGATTAGAGACCATTGATCCCAAACTTGCCATTTGATCGTAAGGATTAATTACTTCTTGTCTAGTTTCTTCGGCTATTGCTAGTCTTGCAGCAGCGTCATCCGCTTGCTCATCTCGTTTTTTTGCTCGTTTTTTTGCTTGTACCGCAGTGACGATAGAACTCGCAAGAGATGCTACCCCAACTGCTATTGCTGTGTATAATGCCATAATTTTTAATTTATTACTTTTGTCATTTCGTAAGATGGTTTGTCATCAACTAACCATCCTAATTTTTTATGTGTTTCTATTAAATGTTTATTTCTACCTATTGAAAATATATATGTAATGCCTTGATCTTTTAACATATTTTCTGCTGATACAATTAAAAGTTCTATAGCCTTTGATCTATCTTCTTCTCTATATTCTGGATTAGATACAATCCATTCAAGTAAAGCACCTTTTGAATTTGTTATATAAATATAACAAGATACTATACTTACATCACCTTTCTCAACTATTAACCCGGTTGGTGGTAAATTTTCTTTTGGTATAACAGGCCATTTCCATTTTGCCCACCATTGTGATATAGTTTTATAGTCCTCATCACGAAGACGTCTTACATTTAATTTCATTTTATTTTATTTATTTTGACGATAATATTACTTCACTACTTCCACCAAATAATTCAGCTTTTTTAGCTGTAGCACCCTCTGTAGGTTCCCAATATCTAAATTCAAATTCTCCATAATAACCTTTTAATCCAGTTGTATTAAAATAAGTATTATCTTGAAACATATCAACTGCTTTATTTCTTAATTCACTAAAGTATTTACCTTCTTTTTTAACAAAACCAATTGTTTCACCATCAATACTAGTCGATTCTTTTGGTATTTTATAAGCGTCATTTACATTATCATATGTATCATAACCAGTGATAGCATAACCACCTGTATTAAAACTCTCCATAGTCCAACCAGTGGTACCTTCATAATTAATAGTTAAAAAGTTTTTAATAAGATCTGGTTTATCATTTAATATTGTTTTTATATAAACTGGATCAGGGAAACTTACTGCTCCATCAAGAACACCATCGGGTTCTTCATAAAATTTAGCTCTTGGAATAGTAGTATCATAATGTTTAAACATATTTTGACCAATTAATGTTTTATTTGGCCATGTATAATATTCATTATGTAAACTAACACCAAATGTTGGTTTAAATGTATAAAAACTAACCCAACCTTGTACATTCTCATCAAAAGCTAATGTTCTATATTCAGTTACAGCTGTATCTATTTCTGGAGAATTACCTGAAGCTTTACTAAGTATTCCACCATCAATTGTAGAACCTTGCAATGAAATAAAATATTTTTGTTTTTGTTCATCAAAGGATCCATATATATTATCACATAAAACTAGGTGATCTTTAAAAAAGTCTTTCATACCATATACAGATATAGGTGTTATACCATCTTGTGATAACCTACAAACCACCCCTCTATATTGATCTGCAAAATATTTCCTATTACCAAATACTGCAAAACTTTCTGGATTTTTACTTATTCCAAATTTTCCAGCATAAGGTGTAATTTGACCTATAATATTAGCACCAGAGGTTGTTATCGATTGACCTTCAGCAGTATAAATAGCATCTTTATCTATAAGAGCCCTATTAACTTTGTTTTCTTGAAAGATATTTAAATTAGTATCTTCAGCGTGTAATTTTTGTATACTACCTTGAGCTATATCAACAGCTCTTGTAATTTCTTCACCAATAGGGAATTGATTTAATTCATTAAATTCAGTTCTAGAATTAAATATTCCACTATGTATCATGGCATTTGGTCTTTGGTATTCATCATATTTTTCACTTACAATGTGAGCTCTAGCACCGTAATCCATACCTACACCATTAAATTCACCTTTTATTCTAGATTCTTCTATATGCCATTTACCAGTATCTTCAGTTGGTCCTGCCCCAACGCCACCAGCGATGACTATCGAATTAAAATACGCTATTTCTAATGTTACTGCCATTTATTTATTTTTAAATATTTTAACATGATGAACAAGTTCCCTCATCATTATTTAACGCTCCATCAACAACATACCACCTATGATTATTATAACCAAATACCCACCATCCCACTGTACCTGCGAATAATTTAGTTGTTTCAGCAGCATCTATATATAATATATTATTATAATGAACAGCTGTTGTTGTTGGTGCTGTCAATGCTGTACCTTGAGCGGCATAAATTGTATAAGATGGAACAATACCACACATTGCATATTCACAAGCCGTATCTTCACTTTCATTTGACCAACCTCCTAAAGGAAGACTATCTAATTTTGTTGCTGTAAATGTATTTGAAGCGCTTAATCCACCATCATCCGTGACCTTTAAGTCTAACGCTGCCGTTGTAGCAACACCAGGAAATATTGTACTTTCATTAGCCGCATAATCAATATTCGTTGTTACCCTCATTGTTCCTTGAGATGGTTGATCTACAGTAAGACCTGTAACCGCACCACCTGTAGATGGATAAGATAAATAACTAGTAGGTGTTAAATATTTTTGTCTTAATAATGTGTTGGCAGATCCATTAAACGCTTGAACACTTCCAACCACTACTCCACTACTTGATCCTGTAGGAATATTACCAGAACCAGAATTTACAGCCGGAGAAAAGTTTGTTACTGAAACATCAAAATCCGCTGTAGTTGTTGCGGTATCACCATCTTGTGATGCTTTAATAGTTAATGTAAATGTATCTTTCCCCGATAAGCTAGTGTGTGCAAATAAAGCATCGGTTCTTACTTCCCAATCACTAGAGTTAAGAACAATAGCAAAAGAACTTGTGTATGGATTACCATTTCCATCAACAGCATTTAATAATTCAAAACTACTAATACTACCAGATGTAGCTGTAGCAGTTAATACACCTATTTTTGTTCCAGATGCTTCATTTTCTACCCAAGTGGTAGCGTCTATCGCAACATCTTCTGGACCTCCAGACGCATTAGCAATCATTTCATTTAAATCATGTAATAAACCTCCAGTAGATGTTTCCCAAAATATATCAATATTTGATTTTACTGGTTCTGTTTCAAATACTGTTAAACCGTCAACATTAGCATAAGGATAACCAAGGGGTGTATTGGTACCTTCTACACTAGGATTAATATCTACATCACCCAATGTCACTGCTACTTGTTCAGTTCTTAAATTAGGTAATTCAGCAACCATTGGATTTTTATCATTATCACGTACAAATTTATAAACCCTAACCCTAGCTGCACCAGTATCTGCTTCATTCACATCACTTGATAATCCTTGCTCAATTGCAGAACCTATACTTATAACATCCATATATTCTTGATCTACATTACCAATTACAGATTTGTAAGTTGGTGTATCTCCAGAATCTGCACCTTGTACTATTTTAGGATAAAGTCTAACTTCACTACCTGCGATACCTTCTAATGTTCTATCACTTTCATGCACTGATCTAGGAACTTTATTTATATTATCACCATATAATGTTAACCACGATCTACCACTCTGACTCACATCTTCATCACCACCAATTGTATTAACACCTGTACTTGTAAAACGTTTTGTTGTCCATGAGTTAGCTGGATGATTAGCGTATACATTATAATAATCTTGTTCTGTTTGTTTTACAACTAATCGCCAAGAATACCAACCATGAGGATTGGTAGCTATAGCATATAATTTTGAAGCTTCTACAACTCTCGAATCATTAAAAGTTATATTTAATGATCTACCATATGCTGCTTGAAGAGCACTCCAACTATATAGTTTAAACGATAACGTAATACTTGATAAATTAGCGGCGATTGATATAGTTAAAGTAGTTGAACTTATAGCAGAAACCACTGTTCCAACAGTTATACCAGTACCTGTTATTGATTGACCTACTTCAATAAGACTATTAGCACCAGTTAAAGTAACTGTTGTTGATGAGCCAGTAGTACTACCCACTTGTGTAGTAACCGTAAACTTGTTTGCTAAATCATCTACTATAGCACCCACCGTTGTTGTGTCAGATAAATCTGAAGCCGAGTGTGTTGATAAAATAACTGGTGATTGTCTACCCCATCTGTCTGATAATACAACACCAACTTGATATGTTCTTCTTTGTTTTATATTATGGTATTTATATGTATTAAAAGTATTTTGTAAAACACCACTAATTAGAGCAAATTCATTATCACCTTTCCAATTGTGAGATGTTGTAAAATCAATACCTTTTCTATTATTTGTGTCTAATGGTAATTCGTAATTTTGTGTTATATTACCATAAATAAGTCTATTGGATATAAGTTCTTGAGCTTTAGCACGTACAGGTATTTTATCACTAACCCTTATTAATTGTTTTTCAGGTAAAACCTTATATGGTTCTTTAGAATTGTATGTATATTTTACCGCCTGTCTATAATATAGTTGTTTAAATATTAATGATACACCATCACCCACTGTTATACCATCATTTAATGTTATAATATTAGTACTCGTGTTTACACCTGTCACGTAAAGTCTACCTGCAGAACCTAATATTGATGTACTCAGACGATCAAGTACCCAATCAGTTCCAACTACTTCACCTGCAGCATCTACATCATCAACTTTTAATGTTTCATCATCAGTGTGTATTCCATCTGTTACAACAGTTGAATTATCTACTGATACTCCATATGATTCAATAGTTGCACTTCCTAGAGCATTCATGTCTATAGTATCAATTAATCTTATTGCTAAACCATTTGATTCTTTTACTAATATTTCAATTTTACTTATTTTAAATGGATTACTATAAGTTGAACCTGGGTTTGCACCACCTTGAAATTCATTGATATTTGGTATAGGTATACGCATTATGACTTTATTATATGCGTTTTGCATAATAGGTAAAGTTGTATTTTCCCAAACATCTTCTACACTTACAGGAACTTTAGGTTCATCACCCGTGCCTGTATCAGCAGTTGTAGAATTAATTTGATCTGGAGCCTGTTCTAAAATACCTGCATTTAAAGGTTTAAATACAGATTGTGTAAAAGGTGATATAATTGAATATTGTCCATCACTAAATTTATATCTATATGCAAATCTAATAAATTTATCTTGCATATATTTAGATTCAACATCACCATCTCGAAGTAATGTTGTACCATCTCCTCTTGAGTATGCTGCATCTCCAACAACTACGTTTGTTTCATTTAAAAAAGGTTCTTGATATGGTGCTATTTTTGCAACACCAATTTTTTCTTCACAATCATAATAACCTGCATCATAAGATGCGCTATTTGGATCAGCTATATTTAGATCAACTCCTCTTGGTTGGTTATAATCATCTGTCCAATATAAATAATTTTCAATAACATTAATACCTGTAATTAACTTTTTTTTATTAAAATTCAAATATCTTCCAGTAACAATTTCTACAGGTTCAGCACTACCATCTTTCATAATGATACTACAATAATGAGTTACCCCAGTTCTTTCCATTGTAACTATATTTGCTTCAGAATCACTACTAAAATTAGTTGTAAACCAAAATATCCTATTTTTTGGCGTATCAACATAAGCACCTATAGTAGTATCACCAGAACTATTTCCACTTGGTTCGCTAGCGCCTAACGGCCAATCGATTTTATTATTATATGCTAATTTGTTTCCTAATATATTTTCAACAGCACCAACATCAGAATCTTCACTATTAGAAATTTGTACATTTTGAGCCTCCCTATATTCACCTTTAGGTATTAATCTTTCATCAAGATCTTTGTTCATTCTACCTTTAACAAAATAATTTTTTATTTCTGGCATTTAATTAACTTTTTATTTGCTTAGATTTACCCCTCATTACTTGGGTAATCTCTGCTATTTTTAAATTAGATAATCTTAGTTTAGCATTCCTCATTGCTGCTCTTCGTTCTTTTCTATATCTATTTATTATATATTCAGGAACAGTTATCCTTGTTGATAATAAATTAAAAACCAATGATTTATACACTGCATCTTCTGCAAATTTATGTACTTTCATTTCTCCATCAGTACCTAAACCGTCAGATATATATTTTAAAGTAATTATTTTTTCTTTTAAATCACTACTAAAAGATATTTTACCATTTAATTCATCTATTATAAATACACCATTTTGTTGTGCTGTTTCAGGATTTAATCCATATCTAAGACCTAGATTACTAGGTACTCTATTTAAATACTCATCAGGACTATTTAAATTACCAGCTATATTACCTAATTGAAAATCTTGAAAATACTCACTAGTTAACGAATCACCTGTTAACAAATCACCTTCTGATGAAAATAAATAATCATAATCAGAATCTTGTAATATTGATTCACTTGGTTTTGATGTTATTCTACTAGGATATATTATATGTTCAATACCAGCTAAATCAACCCATGATAATCTAACATAATTTATATAATCTTGTGGCATTGGTATTGATAAACTTGGACCAACATCAATTTCTTGAATTTTTTCAACTCGACCTATATCATAACTAAATTCTTGTATACATCGTTTAGTGTGAAATAATACTTCAGATCTTTTTACTGTGTTTATTAATTTACCATCCCCTACATAACCTATCATAAAATTATTAACTATATCTTTTAAAGATATATATCTATAATCCCCAAATATTTGTGTTAATAGTAATGCAATAACTGTATCGGTTTCAGCTATAGTTATACTATCAGATAAAGTTGATGTTACATTATCTACAGTTTTTTGAGTAAACGTGATTACCCCTGAAGCATAAGTATAATTATCTCTATCTTGTTCTTGACCATTTAATGTTACAATAAATTCACTTTCATTAGCTGGTGTGTGTGTGAAATCGGAATCAAACGTATATATAGCTCTTGGTATACTACCACTTATAGCACCTTCTGAACCTAACCATTTGTGTTTGTTATTGTAATATTGATAATGTGTTGTTGATCCTAATAGTCCCATATTTATTGTGCTTTAATTTGTGCGTTTGTTTGTGCTATTTGAGATGTTAATTGAGTTATATCTGCTTGTTTCATAACTACTCCAGCCATACCCATTACGGCAAGTAGTAAATTTGTTTCTTCTTGTGGATGTAATTCAAAATTAGTTGAACCTTGTGTGGTTGTTAAATAAATATCTTCTGTTCTTAATGTTAAAACTAAATCATCAGCTCCAGTCCAACCTAACGCGTTTGATATAGTTATTGTATCACCCACAGCAAAACCTGAACCCACTATATTAACTATTACTGCAGTTACAGCACCACTACTTATTGTTAATGTTATACTAGCACCAGTACCACTACCACTTGTTGTTACTCCACTAGTTGTACCAACTATTATTGTTTGCGTACTCTCCATTAAACCTGAATTACCACCAGTTACAATACCTGTATCATTTGTACCTAATATTATACCATAAGCAACATAAGGATTTGAATCATATATATTAGTACCATACGTTGCATTTCTAGTATATCCCCATCGTGGATCCGTTGGTACTTTAATATAATCAAGTGTTGCTGTTGTAATACTTGTAGGGTTAACTTGTATTGAAGTTGCTCCAGAAGAAGTTGTTGTTTTATAGTATATCGGATAATCTGTACTTGGTTTTGTCAAAGGAGATGACGATAAGTAAGGAAGTTCGTGTTTATCAACTAATTCAAATAGTAATGTTCTATCACTATTTATTAGTTCTATTATTTTATATATATCGGTTGGTAAACTACCAACACCTGTATCTAAAGTTACTGATGCTGTTTTGTAAAAAGCATCTATTTTTTCTTTTATTTTTGAGGGAGCGTCAGCATAACCTAAATTGGTTCTACCAATTGCATCAAGTTGCAACATTTTATTATACTCTGCAAATGCTATATCTAATAATTGCATTTGTGCTTGTCTAGCTATTTTATTAAATTCATCGGGAGTTAAATAACCTCTTTGTTCTTTATTTAAAACCGATAAAACTGTTTTATATACTGTGTTTACGTTTATAGCCATAATTTCTTTTTTTATAGTAGTAGTCACCCAATAGAGTGACTACTCTATAAAGTGTTATTATTTTAATATCTTCTCAACAGATTGGTATATTTCCATACCTTCGTCTGTTTTAAAGAAAGCCGCTAATGCGGAATAAGGATGTTCATCAAACGGAACAGTCATAATTTTTCTATTATTACTACCCCAGTGAAATGTTCTTTGATCTGCAGCTAATTTTATAATATTAGCTTCAACCGCCCTTATACCTATATTTCTCAACTCGATGTCTTCATCCTTCGCGAGATCTAAGAATAATCGTGGGTTGTTCTTAGCAAATATAAGTCCATCGCGTTTAAGTTCCTTAGATTTCATCTGAGATACTCTAGAACCGATTTCTGTTCTTAATATTGCTTCCAACTGATCAATTTCCATATTTGAAGCCGCTTGTAGCGCTTCAAGTTCTATATTTAGTATATCTAATTCTGATGCAGCTTCTTTTTCAGGATCTTTTTCCTTAAAAAGTTTATTCCTATCAGGATGATATAACGATAATAGTTTTTGTAAAGTTGTTTCTTCTCTAGGAACAAACAAAATACCATCTCTAAATATAATATGACCCAATCTTTGTGGGCCTTTAAATTCGTCAACAAAAGGAGTTTTCTGATTTTTACAATATTTCATCTCTCTTTCGTATCCTTGTTCTTCATCAAACCAATAAATTCCTCTTGATTTCATGATATATACAATAGGTTTTGAACTTCCCATAAGTTCATATAATCTATCTTTTATCTCCCATATAGGAGTGGAAGTAGTTTTTTTAACCACCTCTTTTTTTACTTGTGGTTTTTTAACCACTACTTGTGGTTCTTTAACCACGTTTTTTGTTTTTGCCATGATATAATATAATTAAAAAGTTATTAAAAATAAAGGCTAGGCGCCGAAGCGCCTAATCTTTAAATATTTATTCTATCTGAATAATATAAAATTATTCGCGCCTTGTGTTACAAGACATCTTTCAGATAAATAATGAACCTCCATCGCATCTAATGAAGAAGTAGCTGCTCCCACAGATCCAGTGATCCATGATTTTAGCTTTCTATCATCAGCTTCAGAAGCTCTGTATCTCACGTGTAAGAAAGGTCTTTTGACGTTTCTTCCAAGCGATTGATCGTATACGGAACTTGTTCCAGCAGGAACTAAAATTCCAGCAACTTTACCAACAGTAGCTGTGTCGTTAACCAATCCTCTAGTGGACTTATTGTTTAGATATTTCCAGTCAGTTTTATAGAAGTCATAAGAACCTCTTCTAAATCCGTTGAAACCTAAATTTAAAGCCATGTCTTCTGAGTTATTAAAAACTCCATAAGAAGAACCACCAGCATAGTGATTGTTTACATCTGCTAACATGTTGTCTTGTGCGATATTAGAAGATCTATCTAAGAACATCATATTCTCTTCAATTGATCCTTGTTTATCTAATTCACCAATCAATGTATCGAAATCAGCTAAATCATCGCTAGCTGTATCAAACATGTTTGTTGCAATCATACCTCTATTTTCGACAGCTTCGAAAAGACCCTCAGTACCAGTACCTGTTACGGCGGAAGATCCACCTTTAGCGATACCTTCTACTACGGACATTTCTAAATAATCGTCGAATCGTTTTCTAGTGTCACCTTCAGCTTTTAAATACCAAAGATATCCATTTTGACCTGCTTCACCAGAAACTTCAACCCAGCCAATTTGAGCTGCGTCAGATCCACTAACAACATACTTATCTTTAATTATGATAGGTTTGTTACTAAAAGATTTGAAGTTTGGATTAACAGATTCTTCAATAGCACTAGTTCCTTTTCCAAAATCAGAACCGATAACATAGACTCTAACTACTGCAGCACCTGCAACAGCACAATTATCTAAGTCATCAAAATTTGCGTTACCATAAGGCCTTAAGGTAAAGACAGTTGTACTGTTTTCAATACCGAGTGTGCATTGTGCTTTTGTCACCAAAACATCACTACCGGTTTTTACTTGAACAACACATACTGCGCCTTTCCTCACTGCGTGAGCAATGTCATCTCCAGACTCATCATCGATGTCTTTTGGATTAGAACAGATACCTGTTTCAGTATCCATTACTGCTTTATAAGCTAAGTGTAACCTACCTTGTTCAGACCAAACTATTTGATCAGAAGCCATAGGTAACTCTGCACCAACCATACGTAAGAATCCACCGATAGATCTGTCTCCATATCTTTCAATTTCCGCTTCGTATAATTCAGGCAGATATTGTTGTGCCCAACCTTGATTCTCAGTGCTTGCTAGATCTAAATAAGATCCAGTAGTAACCTGCTTTATCGCGTTCGGCGTTACGAGATTATCAGTCCCGATTGTTATACTTGTGTTTGCCATTTTTTGTTAATTTTAAAATGTTAATTAATAGTTTTTAAGCTTAAATTTCAGTTTCGAACTATCGTCGCCACTAATAACCTTGTATTTTTGTCCCTGAGTTTCAACAATACCACTATCAGTTTTCCTAGGATCCATATTTATATTTTTGGCGTCACTAGTTACCTGCTTAATAGCATCGGCTTTACCCTGTTCGTAAAAATGATTAGCAATAGCGTCAGCGTTTGATGCGGCAAATATAGTTTTATGGTACTCACTAGCATTTGTTATGAATTGATTTTTGTCTAAAAATTTATTAAACATATTCATAACATCACTTTGAGCTTCCTTAACTACATCGGCATCTTTAACATTGTATCGATATTTTTTGTCCCCAACTTTAAAATCAAAACCTTTGAATTCATCATTAAACACTTTATCAGTTTCTTTGTTAAAATGTGCCTTGCTTTTTACAGCCAGTTCATTTCTCTGCTCTTGCTCTTTATTATAACGGTTAAAAAACTCAACTGCTTTTTGTTGTTCTGGAAGTAACTTAGAACCCAACTTGACTTCTTCGTAATATTTCCCTTTCAGACCTTCTAAATGCTGTCTAGCTTCATTTACCGCTTCTTTATAAGCAAGCTGTTTTCGCTTAACATCCTTTGTGTCATCAATATCTTTATCAAAACTAAAATTATCTTCAATCATGAAGTTAATTTCGTCATGAGATAAATGACTTTTTGTTTGTTCATAATAACTCCTTAATAAGTCGCTATCATCAACTTTTGAATAATCCGCATTGAGGCGAACGTATTCCTCTAGCGTTCCACCAGTCTCGTTCATAAACTTCACGAGTTTTTCAACATTCTCTGGTAGTTCCATTCCTGGAGTTGTTTTTTTAGTTTCTTTTTCTAAAACGGGTTCTTTAGTTTTTTCTTTAACTGTTGTTTCTTCAGTTTTTTCTTCTGAATCCGTGATCTCTTCAAGAACAGGTGTTTCTACTTCCCGTTCTTTCTTTTTTTCTTCCCCCGACTCTTTGTCTGGTTCTTTATTGGAGACTTTACTCTCGTCCCCTTTGGATAATATTTTCCCGGCATCTTTTTCAGTTTTAAGGGTTTTACTTAAATCAACCTTATAAGAACCATCTTCTTGTAAAGCAGATGGTTTTTTAGGTTTTTCTTCTTTTACTTTTGGTTGAGTTACTTTTGTATCTCCACCTTCACTCATAATTTTGGTATTTTCTACCTCTTTTTGTGTTTCCATAACATAATATAATTAAATAATTAAAAAATTTCTTTTATTGTGGTTCAAATTGTTCAAGACCGAATCCTTCTAAATTATCAAATCCTGCAGATTCAAAGTTTTTAGCCGGAGCATCAGTATTTCTTTGTTCTATTAATTCAGATTGTTGAGATGCTTGAATTCTAGTTCGTTCATCTTTACGATCTTCTTTAGTAGTTTCTTTAGTATCAGTCACTCGTAAGTCAGCTTCTTTAAGACGCATGTTTAACATAAACTCACGCTCCATTAATTGCATTTTAATTTGAGCTTCTCTTTCCATTTTTTCAATATCAAAACCTTTTTGAGCTTCAGCTATTTGTATTTTACTTTGTGCTGTAGCTTGCTCTTTTTGCATTTCTGCAGCAGCAGCAGCTTCAGCAGCCTTAGTATTTGATTGCGTTTGAGCTTGGATATTTTCCATTTGAATTTGTCTATCTAACTCTTGTTTCTTACGTCTACGTATTTTTAGTAATTGATTAGCAAGTTTTAAATTTTTTACTTCCCTAACATCAATTGCATCTTCTAAATATATTTGTTCTTTTTGAAGAGCCATTTGAATGTTATTTTCTAACAATTGTTTTTCTTCTTCATCAGGCATTAATTCTAAAAATATACCAAAATCATGTAAATGTAATTCTTTAATTTCTGCTAACGTAGCAACATTAAATCTACCTAAAGAATTTACAAACTGATTTGCAGTGGTAGAAAATTCTAATACATCTGATATTCTCAGTGATAAACATTCTGCAGTTTTTAATGTTAAATATAAACCACCTTGTAATATATGTCTTGTTGCTGTGTTTGAATTAGCAGCTGCAAGTTTTTGTACACCAACTAAAGATTTTGGATCAGGCATACTACCATCTCTTGCTTCATTTAATCCGGTTACATCCCTTATCATTTGTATGTAATAATTATACGAATTTATTAATGCAGATATTTTTTGATTACCACTACTAGATTGTATTTCTTGTATAGGGGCTTTTCCACTATTAAATTCCCCATCTTGTGTCATAGATCTACCAACAACACTACCAGTTTGGAAATACATATTCAATGCTTCTGCTGGGTTATAATTAGTACCATTACCTAAATCAATTTCCGCAAGTCCATCAGCGTCCATATAAATACCATCTGGTACCATTCGCGCTAATACTTGTTGAAGTTTTAAATGAGTTAATTGAACCATATCAGCAAAAGTAGTCATTCTACCAACTAATGATTCTGGTCTTCCATTATAAATTCTTGGTGCTACAATGTTATAAGACATGTGACATTTTGTAATGTCAGATTTTGGCCTACACATATTTTCTGCCAAGAACCATTGAAGCATTTTATCATGACCTAAAATTTTAGCACCACAATATAATACTTCTATTGATCGATCTGTTTTTTGAAATCTTGATCTTGTATCTTTTGGTGGATTAAATGAATCATCTTTTTTTATTGCCTTATCATATCCACTACCACCTTGTTTTATTTTAAATGTTTGATTTTGATATGTTTTATATTCAAACCACAACACGTGAACCATATTATCTTCAACTTGTTTTGATGTTTGAAATTTTTTAAATAATTTACTAGTTGCTCCAGATTGTTCTATTGTAGCTATATCTTCATCTGTTAATTCTGGAAAATATTTTTTTACTTCAACTACAGACATTTTTCTAACTTCTCCAACATAATATAAATCATCAAAATATGGAGAATCTGTATGTGAATGTACTATATCAATTGGGTCAACATATTGTATTTTTATACCTTCCGCTGTATTAAAGTTATTTTTTACACAAGCTATACCTAAAACTGTAATATCATAATCTAATCTTCTTTTAATTAAATCATAATCATTTAAATCCATTAAATTATTTAATGCTTCTTCTTGCGCTATTTCTATAGATTGTTTATAATCTAATTGCATATGTAATGCTAATTCTTCATCATTTTCAGGTAAATTATCAGGATCTTTACTATTATACATTGGTATTTCAAGAGATGCTTCAATAGTTTTATAAAGCTCTAAATTTTTCATATCCTTCATAATAGCTTCAATGTATTCTGTTCTTCTTTGTGAAGATGTTGGATCTTGCGAATATGCTTTTAAATCGTATGTTCTTTCAGCAATACCATTTACAACTATATCTACGAATTTAGGTATAATTGGTACAGGTTTCCAATCTAAATTAAGATAAGATAAATCACCATTAATAGATAATTCATCTTTATATTTTTGTATACTCTGTTCACCTCTAGCGTATAATCTTAAATCATTATATCTTTGTCTAGAGTTGTGATATTTTGTAGAACCAGAATCTTTTTTAAACCATTCATTTTCTATTGCGTTTGCAACTTGCAAACCATACTGTGGATCCATTTTTTCAATTTCTGGAACCGAATGACTAGGAAAAGAAGTTTTTGGTTGTGTTTTTAATCCCATTTATTCTATTATTTTCGATGTTATTCCTTGGTTGTTATATTTTGTAAATCCAAAATTAACAGTGGTTGTGGTTTTTTCAGGTCTTGGTCTATACAAGTTTTTATTACATGCCATTATAGCTAAACCAGAGCTTATAGTAGCATCAAATCTTGTTCTATTATTTATATCAAATTTAGACCAATCATTAAGTGTATTTGTAAAATACATATCCCCATATAATAAATCTCCTTTTAAACCAACATATTGTTGTATATAACTTTCAATCGCGGCTGCGTGAGCTTGTTTTATATCTTCACTTGAATTAGGTATTCCACCTATTTCTTTTTCAGCTACAGATAATTTATTCCATGTTTTATCAGGTCTATTCATGGAGTATCCTCTATAACCTCTTCTTCTTAAATAATATAATAATCTAGGTTTATTATTTTCACATAATAGTGGCATCCCATAAAAATGCAAAGCCATTAATACGTCTTCAAAAAATATTTCCGCTGTTGCAGGTCTAGCTATATATTCTAAGAAAAAATGATTTGGAGGTGCATCTTCCATACTAAACTTAGTTAATCCATGCAAAGCACCTTTTGATCCTTGTCCATCTACGGTACCAGATATATC